ATCTTACCGTATGATCCAGAAGCGTCTTCTGGTAGTAGACGGAATGAAACTTCAAACATTGAAGCCTCATCACGCTTTGCTGATACTGTTACATTTTCAATAGACAAAGCACGGTATGCTGTGTAGACACGCTCAATGTATGGAGAGTCTGCACAGTCACCTGTTCCTGGTCCAACAGCACAGATTGCACGTTCTACTGGACATTCTCCGATATCACCTGCGGAAAGATTTAATGTTCTTCCTGCTGATGTTGTCTTTGTTCCAGTTAGATCATCATTCTGGCCTGCTAATGCGAGAAGCAAGTTCTCTAGTGTAGCCTCAGCGAAAGCAGTTGCAAGATTAACCTGCATACCCTGCTTATAAAGTTTAGCAACGTCAAGAATCTGGTCTACCTGGACTTCACCGAAGTCTGGTTGGAACTGCATTTCAAGACCGTTCATGGTATAACCTACGTTTGTGTAATCAGCGTCATCAGCCAAAGTTTCCTTGTATGATTCACCGTTAACAAAAGCAGCCATTGTACCTGGCGTTAGGGTTGTATCTGCAACGAAAAGCGCTGCTGCACCAACGATAATGTTGGTAGATGTTCCACGACTATATGCCATTTATTCACCTCTTCCTTAAAATAGATATTAAGTTGTTTTGGCGTTGTTTGTTTCCTCAGCCTCAATTATAACATTGTTTTATATAAGTTCTTTATTGGCATCAGATCGTCTGGCTTCTGGTGCCCAGTCATGGTTTGTAAGGTCCGTATGCTGATGGTATTCAAAGTCAATAATAATCTTATTCCCCCCGTAGGTACGGGCTGTGCCAAAGTCAATAATGTCTCTAGTCTCCTCAAGTTGGTAAACCTTAAAGGTGTGAAATAGGAACATATTGTCTACTGTAGTTCCATTATCTAATTGGACCTTTCGGTTGGCACACCAGGCATTTACTTCCTCTGCTGACTCATCCCCACGATCAAGAAGTCTAAGGACTGCCTCTTGGGTTTGGATCATGGTAGGAATTGAGTCTTCTCCAAGACCGTAAAAATAGTATAAAATCTGTTCATTCTTTATGTGAGGAAACTTTCCTCTATTCATCTTGACAAGTCTATCCCATGTGCAGGCAACTCCATTACTTACTGGAGTATTAACATTATTTAATATCATCCATTTTTCTGTAAGGTCGTCTAGATTAAATGGGGAAGGTGGAAAAAACGGGGTTACATATCCAAGGTCTTCACTTAATTTTGATTGCAAATACTTATTAATCCACAAGAGTGGAGTATTTAATAAATCTGTGTTAGCCATCTAGCAACCCCGCATTCGCTATCCATCTATATCCAACATCCATGCCTTTTGATCTTCCTGATTTTTTTCCTGATGTAAGGTTCTTCTTATATAATACAGGGTTTTCTAAGTAACTTGATATACCGCTTGATCTTAAAAATGCTTGTGTAAAATACTTTGTAAAGAAAGAGTCTATAACTTTTTCAAATGCACCTGTTGTTGCGTCACCGCCAGGGTTATCTACATTTACGCTATTTTTAGTAAATGCTGTCTCTCCGCCTTCTTCAAATACAAGCACATCAGAATTTCTTGGTGTAATCGTTACTGGTATTCCCTCTTCCATTATTCTTGCTTTATCATAGAAAGGTACGTTTGATCCGTCTTTGATTGATGATGATTGTTTAAAGTTTGTTATAAAAGATAGTCCTAAGTTGCTTACTGTATATTTTATATCGTATAGTCTTGCATTTGGACTTCCCACTTGATACCATTCATATATATGGTTTAGTGCTTGTGGATTTACCCTTGCATTTGAGTCAATATATTTTTGTAACATTTCAGATATGCTTAATCCTAGACTACGAAAAAACTCTGATTTTCCAGCATGGATTCCATCTACGTATCCAAAAGAATACTCAACTATGTTATTAAGATCTTTTCTAAATTGTCTGGTATCTATTGCTAATTTCATCATATGTCAGATGCCTGGTTCTCTGATCTACGTATGACTAGTCCATAGTACTCTGGTTCTCCAAATGGACCAATGATTGGAGACTGTGATTCTATTTCATAAATTGTTGATTTTCCAGCACGAGTTCCAGAAGTCTCTACGTATAGTGGAACATCGTTTCTTGTTCTAATGTTTGTAATAATAACGTTGGTTATTGCATCTGCAGTCTCTTCTTGGGAAAAACGAATATCCTTTTTTGTTCTTCCTACTAAAACCTTTTTTAATGTTATGTTTACGTTAGGCTTTACTTCTTCATCTACCGTGCCATCTTTAGAAAAGTTACAAACCACAGTCTTATTAAAGATCCAGGTTTTCTTAACATTTCCGTATGTGCCTTGCTCAACTAACGGATAATATACGTCTGCTTTCATGGGATACATGAAGTCTGTATCTTCGCATGCTAACATTATAAAACCCAGGGCTTGACAATATTAGTTATGTACTTTTCTAGAATCTTGTCTACTAAAATATTTCCAGTACCGTCAAATAGTCTCTTGTCATAAGAGATCTTGAACTGTTCTGTACTGTAGTCTTTTACGTATCTCTTGTAATAATCTAGTTTTCCACACTTAATATCGTTAATTAACATTTTTGTTGCATCTTGAATATCGTAAGGAACTACTTTGTACCCAGTTTCTAGCAAGAAAATATAATCCATTCCTTCTGGAAAGCCTACTCCAGGAGAAACTGTCTGAACGTTTCCGCTGTCTTCTGTGTCAAACATAGAAATAGAATCTGAGTAAGCCAAAGGAATTCTTGCTGGTTTTCTTTCTGAGCGATTAATACTGTCTGTAACTTCAAGCAAATCTTTTGTAATTGCAGTTTTATCTTTAGTAATTAAATAGTTAAAATCACCTAGCGCTGCTGGGGTCTCTGATGAATCATAGACTAACTGTGCATTTTCATGTATTGTTAAAATCTTGTGTGTCTTATCCCAAAGTGGCATGTAGTCAGTTCCTTGTCCTACAACTTCTAGATAGGTTCTCTTATAGTAAAATCCGTCTACGATTGAGTCAATAATTGTTCTTGCAAGGTCTTCATACTCTGTGTACTCTGCTATCTCTGTTGGCGTTGTTCCAAGAGTTTTTGGATCTACATATGGTCTTACAATATCTAGATTGTCTTCTACTACGATGTCTCCACGAGTATTTTCAACTCCAGATACCGTCAAACTTTCGTAAATTGTAACTGGATAAGACTTGTCATACTTAAGGTATTCTCCTGTAAGTTCATACGTTAATACAGAGTTTGCATCTGACTCAAGAATTATTTCTGACTCTATTTGCTCTAGAAGATCTTCAATAACAAGAATATATTCTGTAGAAGCATCTGGCACTGTATAAGATACAGAAAGTGGATATGGAGGGGTTCTTAATATTTTCATTGCTTACCATAATAACTTGATAATTCTTCAGGTGTCGCAAGGCGGACCTGCTTACGTGTTAGCCACTTCTCTGAAGCAGGCTTTGAAACAATATTGTACCCTGGATTTATCTGTCCAACGTTAGCCCAGTGTAGAGTTTTAGTTGAATAGATAGCAACTTTTTCAACCGACTTTGTTGGCTCAACAACTTCTTTTTTAGGGTCTGGAATAAAACTTCCAATAGTTTCTAGGATCTGTAACTTTGTCGTAGCGCCATCTAGATTAATATTATTCTTTTTGGCATAGGACTTTAACTCAAAAACAGTTTTACCAACTAATTCTTCAATAGTCATTGTAGATCCTCCTATGTTATTATACCAGAATGTGAAGAAGGAGGGCAGTTGTTACACCGCCCTCCTCATTCAATTATTTATGAGTATTACTCAGAAACGCTATCTGCGTCGCCATAAGCAACTGCATCTAGTTCTTCCCATTGAATACCAAAGCGGACGAATACTGTGTATTCAATTGTATCCTTCTTTGGCTTGTATTCACGGTTTACAGTAATATCACGCTGGAATCCCCATACACGGTTTGATGGGAATGTCAAGTCGACGAAACCATCTGGATAGTAAGGAACTTCCATTACATCAATTCCTAGAACACGAGTTGTACGTGCTCCACCAATTGTTTGTGCGTTACCATCTAGGTATGACTGACGGTTTGCAGGTGTACCTGCTGGAGTACCAGCAAATGCCTCTGCGATTGCATCAGCAAGTGTACCGTTGTTCTTAACGATACCCTGGAAAGCATCTGTACCAGCATAGAACTTTAGATTGCTCTTTACTGCACGATACTTACGTGGCATTGCAAGAATGATCTCCTGCATTACGCTTGGAGTCCAAGCATTGTCTGAAACAGAAACTACTGCTTCGTGTGCATCGGTGTTTCCAACGATTGCACTGTTTCTTTCCTGCTTTACGAAACCATTCATAATTGACAGGAAGTCACCTGTTGATCCATCACCATTAATGGCTAGATCTTCAATATCGTTAGCAAATGCATTAGTCATCAAGCGAACTAGATGATCTTCAAGACCTGCACCTTCAATATTGTCTTCAAGTGATTCTGTAGAAACTTCCCAATCGAGACGAATCTTCTTTGTAGTAAGTTCTACCTTTGTAAATGTTGCACCAGCGTTTGTGTAGTTTGGACTACCCTGTGCTGCTGCACGAATAACACGCTCTCCAACGTTAACCTTTTCGATTTCCATTGTGTTTGCTCGCATTGTAACCTTACGGCCATCCTTGGCGAGTACAGTTCCATCCCACACGTAGTCGATGAAGCGACGAGCCTGTTCTGGTGCAAGAATACCACCTGCTACTCCAGTTGGATTTACAGCATTTGGTCCTGATGTGACACCAAAGTTTGCCGTTGCGGTGTTGCCAAGTTGTGATCCTACAGACGCTGCTGCTGAATCAAGACCTGTTGCACCACCTACACCACCTGATACGAGAGCACCTGCAGAGTTAATTTCTGCGCCTGCGCTTGCACCTGGATAGTTTTTGGCTATATCTTTATCTTGTTCTGACATTATTTCACCTCCTAGTGAATATGTTGTTAATTAAATAGGTCGGAATTTTTGAGGAAACGTCCGCCCCATAGGGATTTCTGAACCTTTTCAGGCTCAAACTGCACGATTTCGCCTAAATCGCCAGACTTGCGGAAAGCGGTATCTTGCTCTACGGCATCTACTCTCTTTCCAAACTCATTAAACTCGCCCTTGACATTGTTTACCTCTGCGGATACACCGTCAATGGACTTGCTAAGTGCTGCAACCTGCTCATGAAGAGACTTAATAGTTGTAGCGAGATCGCCAAAGGCATTAGTAAGAGAGTTCTTGATTTCAGCAACTGCATCTGCAATTGATTCATCTGACTTTGCTACAGCAAGTTCGGCTTCAACTTCTGTAACAACACTCTCTTCTTCTACTACTGGAGCAGAAGGAACTGCACCACCATCGTCAGATTTTTCAACAGCAATTTCTGCTGGTGCATCTTCAACGACTGCAGGAGTTTCTACTTCTGCTGGCTGTGCCTCTGGAGTAATCTCAACATTTTCAACTGCAGCATCTACTGCTACTTCTGTTGCTTCTGTCATTTGACTTACCTCCTTTGTAATCTTAATTGTACTAATGCCTTTAGCACTATCAACTAAGAACTTTATCATGTTTGCTTTTTCGTTATCGTTCTTTTCAACAAAACCAATGTTTTCCATATCCTTACCGCTGATAGGACTTTCTGCTGTTTCTGAATCAGATACTAATAC